ACCAGGGACGAGAACAGAGTTATCATTTTTTAACCTTTCAAGTTGTTTGCGTTCATACTCAAGTTGCTGTCGCAATCTCTCCATGCGTTCAATTTGCAGTTTACTCTCTCTTTGTACTGCTAGTGTGTCATAGTAAATGGAGCCTATTAGCGGAAGCAATAAGACAAAGACTAACACCATAGCAACTAATGCAACTAAAAACCCCATCTTACTTTTCGATCCATTATTAGAAGGCTGAAGAACAGAATCAGGTAGAGGACGAATACTAGACAAGCTCCCACGTAGATTGCCTTGTCTTGAATTGCCTCGATTACCCTTCTGCGTTGCCACTCAACTTCCCTTTGTTTTTGTTCTTGTGCTAATCGAGCTTGTTCTTGTTCTTCTATGATTTGAACTCGCATTTTATTAACACGGGTGTACAGATTACCCAACTCAGGGGGAGATTGGTATACCATTATCTCCCTAATTTCTTTAGCCAGCTTTTCAAACTGAGTTTTGGCAAGTTCCCTGTTTAGCGCCGACTCCATGATGTTTTGGCTTGGGTCATAAACAGTCTTAGACTTCTCTTCTTCCTCTCGGATGTGGTCTGCAAGTTGTTGTTGAACTTTAAAGAACTGTCCTAAATTTGCTGCCAGATCAGCTACAACTGCATGTTCATCCCAAACTTGGGCTTCAGCTTTCTTTGCTTTGGCTGCAACTGGAGTTGCTGTGGGTTGAGGCTTTTTCTTCTTGAAAAACCTAAAGAATCCACCCACTTCTTCAGCAATAGCCGCAACCTCTTTAACAGTCTTTTTGGCTTCAGCAACAGTTCCCTTGACCTCTTTATAGAGTTCACAGCCTTTTCTAATAGCTGCGACACAACCATTTGCAAGAGCCAAGAGAGTAAGGGGATCAATTTTAAACTGCCTCTATTTTATTAAATACGTTTATGTTAAGTTGGAGCTGTGTATGCTGTGATGATGCCATTAGAAACTGTAAGAGAACCATTAGTACCTGCAACAGTTAACTTAGCTAGATCTACCGAAGCAGATATGCCTACGTTCTGAGTAGACATAGTGCCTAAACCTGTAATCTGAGTGTTAGGTAAGCTAAGAGCACTAAGTGTTATAAGCGTACTGTTACTAGTAGCAGTGATGTTTAAAGCAGTACCAGTGGTGTTCTGGTTAAATGTTGGGAATGATGTCAAAGATGCCGCTGACCCATTGGGAGCCAATACATCAGTACCAATCACCAATCCAAGATTAGTCCTGGCCCCAGATGTAGTAGTTGCACCTGTACCACCATTTAAAACCGCAACAGTACCCGTCACATTCGATGCTGTGCCAGTGGTATTTTGATTTAGGGTTGGAATATCAGCAGCAACAACAGCCCTAAACGTAGGAACACCAGCAGACCCATTAGGAGCTGCTAAGAAATGGTTGGCAGTCTTAGAGGCATAGGGATTTAACGTATCTCCATAACCAGTAGCTGACCAACTAGGAACACCAGCAGCAGTCATTTGCAATAAAGACGTAGCAGCAGGGGGAGGTAATTTAGTTAAATTATTAGTGGAGTTGCTATATATTATGTCCCCTGTATTGTAGGTAGTTAACCCAGTACCACCATACTCAGGTTCAATAGGAACATCTAGGGTAGAAGCAGTTCCAAAAGCTCTATCACTAAGTTTTTGAAGCCAGTCTCTCCAAGCAAAGTTTTCACCAATAGGGTTTGGTGGGATAGGAGTTTGAACAGCCATAGTTATTTTTCCCAACCTCTTAGTTTGGCTTTTTCACGATACTCTTGTGCTTGTTTTTTAAGCAGCTTTTCACGTTCTGCTCTAGCAGCTTTCTTTTGTTCTGGTGTTCCACCATAAACAGGAAAGCCAAGTGTTCCTAGTAACGCTCGTTTAGCACCTTCGCCTTCGGGAGCATTCATAGCAGCTTGGGCTTGGAAAGGAAGAGCACCGCTTCCAGCAGCTTTTAATCTACCCAAAATACTACGATCAACTAGCTTTGGAGCATCAGGACTAGCATACTCAGTACCAGCAATAGTAATAATAGCTGCTTTAGGTATAAACCCTAGTTTATTAGACAATGTTTTAACTGGGTCCATTATCCAATGGTAAGGTTCCATAGCATGTTTAGCTGCTTGCATAGACGTACCATCAGGATATTCAATACGAGTCGGGTCTTTGTTTTCCCAAATAGGACGATCAGCAGTTATTATATTGATAGCATTATATAAAGTGAGCATTGTTAAAGCAGTTTTGAATTGATACAACCTAGCATAGTCTGCCTTAGTTGTAGGAGTCATCATGCCTTTAATACCTTCAACAGGTTGCCATTTAGTAGGATTTAACTCTTTGGGAAGAGCAGCAGTGAATGCTCTCAAAGTAGATATAGTCCAGTCAGGAGCAAACAAAAGAACTTGCAAACCTCTACGACCTGCGGGGCTATAAGCAGCTAAAGCCATGCGTTTAGCAAACTCACCTTCAGTTTGTCTAACAATGTCATACCAATTCAAACCACCAAAACTTTCATTAACAAATCTAGAAATTTCTTTACGAACAGCCATTTCATCAAAAGGCTTGCCATCTTTAGCAGCTTGCATACGTGCTTTATTTAAGTACGCATCAGCTACAAACAACTTACCACCAGTATGTAAGTAATCCCATGTATATTTGTTAAACAATCCTAAAGTGTTCTTTTCAACAAAAGACAAAGATGATTCAAGTACACGAGTTTTAGGCCCAAACTTACCAATCATTCTGTCTGAAAATTTACCCAAAGAAGTTAGTATCCCTCTAGTTACATCTTCAGGCATTTCAAGAGTAAGTTCACTTTTAATCCACATGTCTACGTTACCACCAACACCAGCTTTACGAAATTGATCTAAAGCTTTAGTGATAGCAGATAACTGCAACTCTTTACCAGTGACAGCTTTAACACCTTTTTCAACAAGAGGCAACACAATAGCTTCTTTAAGTGGTGTCCAGATAGGAATTTTTGCACTAGACAAAACTTCCATTAAAGATTTAGCATGGAAGAAAGAACCAATAACGTTAAAGAATTTAGTCCACTGAGAAATATTGCCAAGAGCAGACATTAATACACCAGGACCAGCATCAAATACAAACTTTAAATGTGGAACTAAGTCAGGATGAACAGCATAGCCAGCCAAGTCAGGATGATCTATTTGTTCCCATTGATAGGGCAAGGGGTTGTCGTTGTCAATTTTTTTAATTAAAGACTCACCGTTGTCATTTCTAAGTTGTTTGATGTTGTCTACTAAATTTTTATTCTCAATAGCTTTTTCAACAGACAGGGCATAATCTTTATAGATGTCTGCAAGGTTATCTGTCTTGAGTTTAAAACGATAGTCAAGACCTTTGGCTTCTAACCATTCGTTGATACCATTAATGTGACTAACAAGATCTTCTCGGCTCTTAAGTTTACGTTCTTGTCCATACTTAGTTGTAGTTTTAGTACCTTCTCCAGATGCTTTTTCTCCATAGCCAAAAACATCACGCATAAACTCTTCAAGAGCACCCTTTGGTGCATTACCTTCTGATACAACATTACGAGCTACATAGTTCTCATGCCAACCTTTAATAACACCTTTTTCTAAAGCAAGTTTACCAAGTTCATCCATTAAAGTGCGAAACTTAGTTGCAACTTCTTTAGCCTTACCTGTTAAGGTAACACCTTTATCTATGTCATAAGTAAGTTGTTCAAGATTAACATCTTTACCAGCCATTTCTTTAAGCTCAGCTGCTTTGTTATGAGCAAAAAGTTCACTAGCTTGTTTTTGATTTAAATTTGTTCCAATAAATTTTTCAATCTCTTTAATGGGTTCTAGCCAAGTTCTCTTGTATTCTTTATAGCCCTCATAGAACTCAACAGCAGCTACCTTGCCGTGTTTTGCAAAGATTTCAGCAGCAATATCGTAGAACTCTTCCTCACTTTTAACATCACGAGGATCAGTTTTAGTTTTGTCGACGGGAAGCTCATCTGGTGAGCTCATGGCTTTAGAAGGAGCAGATGTTGCAAAGTCAGCACGAGGAGTAAACTGCTCAGACTGCTTAATCATTGAGATGCCACTGTCCATGACTTCATCAAAGGCTGTACGAGCACCTTCAGGAATGCCGTTGCTTATACGAACAGTTTCTTTGAAAGCACCCCACAAGTTATTAAGAACACCTTTAGGTTGTTGACCAACACTAATGCCACTCAATAACTCTTGAAATTGTTTGCTAGTAAAAGCTTCAGCAGTAAACTCATGTACATCTTCAAACCCATACAGTTTAAATTTTTTATCAAGAGCATCATATTCAGCAGGACTTAAACTTCCTTTTTCTTGTAGTTCTTTTTTAAGGGCTTCATCATATTTTTTATCTTGTTCTAATTTATACTTATCAAACAACTCCTGCATCTTAATAGCAGCAGCACTACCCTTTTCATTTAATAGTCTTTGTGTACCAGCATGAATAGCTTCGTGCAAGAGTGTACGTACATTGCCACCTTCACCTAGTTCTACCAAATGCCTATCGCCACCTGTATACAAACCTGTAGCATCTTGTTTTTCAAAACCATTCTTGTCTACATACTTAAGAAGATTGTTTGAGAACTCAAGCCTAGCACTGTTAATAAAACTAGATTTGTTAAGAGCTTTAGCAAGTATCCGTTGACTAACAGTACCCAAACTTGGTGTTTGAATAATACGCTCTAGGGCTTCACCTACACTTTTAGTGCCCCACAAATGGTCGTGCAACTCTACCCAGGTAGGTTTATTAATGTCAGCAAACTTAACAGCAGGTATGTCTCTACGCAACTGTTCAAGCTCAGCAGTAAGCCTAGCGTCTTCTGCTTTAAGTTCTTCAAGAGCTTTAGTATCTCCACGCCGCTGGGCTTCTACCATATCTATTTCAAGACTAACACCTTGACGAAACTCTTTGTCATCAATAGCAGTTTTAAAGTCTTGGCGAGATATAAGTTCGTTAGGATCAAAAGGTTTTTGTGTTAAATCATCAGTAATCTCAAAACGTTTATCACCAGCTTTACGCAAGTCGTCACTACGCAACCCTACTTCAGGAACTTCTGGTACATAATCTTTAGGAAGCTGCCCAGTATTTTTAGCACGATCAACAGCTTCTTGACGAGTTAAGAAGTTACCACGTTTATCTATAAAACCTGCTTCATGAGAATAGGTATGTTTTTGATTTAAAAAATAAGAAATACCAAAAGCTTCATCTTCACCTAAAAGTTTAATAACATCATCAGTAGTTTTTTGCCACTCTTTATATTTAGTAATGTCTTCTTTAGAGTACCCACGTAATCTAGAAAACTCAGCAGTATCACCACGTTCGTAAGCAGCTTTTTCTTCTAAAGTCCAAGTTTTAGGATCACTAGATTTTTGAGCAGCACTTATTTCGTGGGTCAATTCTACGTATCTACGAATTAAATCTTGTTGTTCTTGTGGCAAATCTGACCAAGGAGCTACAGCTTCTTCCAAAGTATTTTTATCTATAGGCATTAAACCTAATTCTTTTTTAAGGTCTTCAGGATGTTTAGGGCCAAGTTTTGTAACTCCACCAGTCTTTTTGTTCCTAATAGCAGCTTCAACAATGGGAGCTTTAGCATCACGCTCAGCTTTAATAGCTTCAAGTTTTGTTATATAAGCATCTACTTCTTCTGGAGGAGAACCTTCAGGAGGTTTGGGAGGTAGATCACTAATAATGGGCGTAACTGGTTTAACACCACCAGGTAAGACACTAGAAATCTTTTCACCAATCTTTTGACCAGCAACAAAAGGAATCCTACCTGCTATGTTAAATCCAGGCATAGCTGCACCAGCAGCCGTAGCTGCTGCTACTTTCAAAGGTTCAATTGTTCCTGTTTCAGCGAATTCAGTACCAGCTTCAATACCACCTTGTAAACCACCAGATACAGTACGTTGTCCAATAGGACTAGCAACAAACCTAGCAGCCCTACTAGCACCTTCAGACACAGCACTAACAGCAGTTCTGGGAGACATGCCAGCCATACCTACACCCAATTCAGTTAAGAATGTAGATGTTGGATATGCTTCTTTTTCTATTTGACGTTGTGCATAATCTTCAGGAGCAAATGTTTTGTGCATCAAGTCTTGAACTTTTTTAGCAGCACCAGATGCAACCATTGCTCCACCAAATCCACCACCAAGCACAACAGCACCACCAACAATAGGAGCAAATGGAGCACCAATACCCGTGGCTGCTGTAGCAGCAGCAGCACTAGCAGCATATGGAGCAGCTACAGCCATACCAGCACCAAAGCCAGCTAAACCAGCACCAGTAGGAACAATTGCTTCTCCACCAGTACGATATATGTTTCTTCCGAGTCTACTTGCAGCGTCGCTTGTAGAGCCTGATTGCAAACCAGGTTTAGAGTACATACCAAAAGCAGCACCACCCTCACCCTCAATAATAGGAGTAGTTGAAAGTCTAGCTTCTGGTTCTTTAGGTATCAAATCATCAAAAGAAATATTAGCTTCTTTGGAAGAACTTGCTTTGCTTGGGATCAAATCATCAAAAGAAATGTTTGTCCCTTTACTTGGAGTTGATGATCCTCGTTGTTTGGTTGGGATAAGATCGTCAAAAGAAATGTCAGTAGCCATACATTACTCCTGGAACTTGAACTTAACACCAGCTGCTTTAAGCCGTTCTAAAACTTTTTCACGAGGAGCCCCATCCTTAACAGCTTTGTTAGCCCTATCAATAGCCGCTTGATTTTGCTCTGGAGTTAGTTGAGGAGGTTGGTTGTTACTAGTAGCAGCAGCACCACCCCCCTTAGATTTTTCTTTAGCAGAAGAAGGAATCTTTCCTTCAACTGCTTTGCTACCAGTAGATTTATCTTCAATGTCAATGGGTGTTGCTCCTCCGTACAACTCAAGTTCTTTTTTAAGATTGTCTAAGATGCTATCCTTACCTGGAAAGTTAGGAGCAGTGGTAGTTAAAGTAATTTCTTTTTTAATTTGGTCACGTTTAAAATTATCACGCTCTGTAACAGCTTTTTGATAGTTAGCTTTTTCAGCAGCATCAAAGAACCAAGTTCTATCAAGCTTAGCTTCAGCATCAGATACATTTTTATCTAAAGCCTCTAGAGGTTTTTTAGCAGATTTTTCAACAGCTTCTATAGCCCTATTGTAAGTAGTCCATGCTAAACGATCTTCTTTATTATCAGCAGTATCGCCACCTATCATTCTGCGATTAAGCAAACCATTTTGACGAATAATTTCTATGCGTTCACGAGACTCAGCAAGAACTCTGGTTTTTTCAACTTCAATATCTTTAAGTTGTTTAGCCATTTGCCCTTTGGCATTAAGCATAAGATTTTTGGCTGCTTCTTTTTTTTCAGCGCCAGTCATGTTGCTCCAGTTTTCTTCCCCAATCTGAGATACAAGAGCTTTTTTGTTAGCTTCTGGAAGACGATCTACAAACTCTTGTACCTTATCATCAGGCAGAGCAGCAATAACACCATAAGCATTACCCACTTCTTGAGCTTGCTGGTCCAATTGTTTTTGTCTGACAGCTATTTGTCTTGATTCAAGTAACTCAGCAGCAGCTAAATTTGTTTTTAAATTTTCAACATTTCCAGACTGGGCATCAAGCATAGCTGCCATACGCAACTTTTCAGGATCACTAGCAGCTTTAAATTCAGCACTATCTGATAAAACTTTGAGACTAGCTTTAGATGCTTCAGAAGATTTAAAATTAGTATCAGTAACCAAGTTACTTAACCTAGTTTTTTCTAAAGTCTGTTGGTCTTGTTGAGCTTGTAAAGCTAATGCTTCTGGAGCATAGGAAGCTTTAAGACGATCTTGTTCTAGTTTAAGACGATCTTGCTGTAGCTTAAGTTGTGTTTGTTCAACAGCAGCATCAGTTTGTTGTTGCACATAAGGTGCAGCAGCCATGCTTTGCTGAAGTTGTAAAGCTGCTTGTCCACCAGCAGCCGCATCGGTCATTAGATATGCCACAATTAATACCCCCCACCTGGCTGCATAGGTATATTGTTATACCCATAACCACCAGATGCATATTGATTAAATCCTAGATCACTATATCCATAGGGTGCAGCCATTTGTGCAGCATTACCAGCAACACTGTACCCCGCAGGAGTTCCAAATTGACCACCAAGACCAGAAAGACCTGTAGAAAGAGCGCCTAGACCTTGCATAAAACCTTGTTGATTTTGACCAGCTTGAGTTAAACCAAGTCTAGCTGCTTCAGATGGGGCATAACCTGCACCACTACCTGTAGCAAGCCGATTAAGATAATCGGTCATAAAGCCATAGTAGCCTTGTTGACCAATGTTTTGAAGAGCCATTTGTTCATTGCCAGAATATAATATTCCAGACTTAGCTCCAGAACGTTTAGAAGCTTCCATAGCAGGATTTAGTACACCACTTTCAAACTGACTGTATCCTGGCATTTTGGTAGGGTCTAATGTGCTACCACTAGTTAGAGCACCGCTATACATAGCAGCAAGATTACCTCTATAAGGAGCAAAAGGATCAGCAGCAGTTTGTGCTTCAGTACCAGTAGCAGCAGCCCCTGGACCAATTCCAAGAGCTTTACTTACTCCACCACCAGTGAGTGCGTTAATACCTGAAGCAATACCTACAGCTGCACCAACACTACCTAGTGTGGTTCCACCAAAAAACCCAGCAGTACTTCCAGCACCAGTTGCAGTTCCAGCTCCCGCAGCACCCGCCCCCGCCGCACCAGCAGTACCAGTTGCAGCACCAGCCCCCATATATTCCGCTGCCAAAGGAATCCCGTAAAACGCTGCAACTGCGGCGGCGGCATCTCGCCCACCAGACGACCAAGCATCACTAACAGCTTTTGCTGGACTGTTAGCAACTGTTGATATAGTGTTGGATACAGTTTGTACTGGATTGGCTATAAAGTTGGCAAGAACACCTTGTGGTTGACCCGTATTTCCAGACGTACCAATAGTTTCGGATATAGGATTGGTTATTGCGGCAATTGGATTGCTTAGAAAATCACTAAAAAAACCCATGTTATTCTCCTTAAGTTACTTCACAGCTACTGACGTATTTGATCCAAGATTATCTCCTGTAACGTCCACCACCAACTTCTTGCTCTTGATCCATCTCACCTATTCTGAAATCTACTTCAACATTGTCTAAACGAAGAGGAACATTACTAGTACACAAGAACTCCCAAGCTCTACGTCTATCTGATCCACTAAGATAGATTTGTGATCTAGAAGCATTAAGGTTTATAGGTCTATAACTAGACCAATTGTTATAGTCATCTCCAGTATGACGAACTTGCATAATTCCTGCAACTTTATCTCCAATAACTTCTAACCTTCCATAGAACTTACGTTTAGTAACTCCATTGTCTATGATGTCTGTAACTGCTCTACAGTAGATTGGTTGTCCATAATCTTGGTATATACCAGCATCAAAATAGTACAGAGTTGCTGTGTCGTCATCTAAGCAGTATGCAACACTGTTAAGTGATGCAAAAAATGTAGGACGAAAGTAAGATTCTTGATACGTACCTGGATAAGGTTGATCATTAGATTGCAAAGAAAACTGGGTCCATGTGTACCACATTTTTTCATTAATGTCATACACCAAAGTTTTTTGACTGTTTTCAAGAGTCAAAATATATAGAGTGTGTCCATCTATGGTGTAGCAGTAGGCAGACACTTGTTCTAAATCATCTGCTTCTAGATGCCTATCTATATTAGCTGTAGATATTTTAATAGCAGATACCCCATCCATAATGTATACAGATCGACTGTTAGTCTTAGTAGAACCTATCCACAATACAGTGTTACTAGTAGCAACAATGCTATCCCCACTAAGACAACCAACCTCAGATGTATAGCTAGTAGCAACAGCTAAAGGAGAACCTGTAGCCGTACCAGCATCATAGAAAAATTGAGTACTAGAACTGCCAAAAGCCACAAGATAGTTTAAGTGCTTAGCAATGCCAACAAGAGTATCTGTTGTTTGTTCAAAGCTTATATAATTTAAAGACCCCCAAGTAGTTGGGTCACCTACATTAGAGTTGTAAATACGGTTGTTAGTAGTACCAATAAAAACATAGTTATCTAAAAACACAGCTCCAGGCACATAAGGTGCTGAAGGTAATGTAGTCATAGCCACAAATGATCCTGCCTGATCTAGCAAATAACCAGTCAATGTGTTATGAAAAAATAAGTATGTATCTAAAAACGTTTTAACAAAGTAGCTTTGAACAGTTGATGCTGACGTACTTCCTAAGTTTGTAACTGCATAGGACGAACTAGGATCAATTTTATATACAACATTATTGATGACAGCAATGAGCTTAGTGTTAAATGCAACTAACCCTTGACTTGGTATAAAAGCAGGGGGAGTTAAAGATACAATTTGTTTGGCAAACACAAGCCCAGGTCTTTTAACAAACTCTCTTTTTTGATCCCTTGTTTCAAAAAAACAATTGGAGCAATAAGAATCCTTACTAAAAGATCCTGTACGGGATTCAATAGGTTGGCTAAGAGGAATACGCTGGGTAGCCATACTTATCGTCCATAAGAGTTATTAGACGAAGATCTAAAATCAGGTTGAAAAAACGTACTGTACGTTTCTACATCCCAATCAGACATTTGAGTTTTATAAGCCATAGCACGTTGGCTAATTTCTTGTCTAGCATTCATGGGAACACCATACTCAAGGCACAATTGGTCTGATAGATTCCACACCAAACAGTTCATCCATTCATTGGGAAAGTCTGGTATATCTGTAGCTAAAGTAATATCATTAATAGGCATCTGAGCAATAATGTGTAGCTCTAAGTTAGTTTGTGCATTAGAGTCTGGAGTTAAATACACATATAAGATACCATTAATTTTACGAACATCATAAAATATTGTGTTAGCTGTACCAGTAGAAAACTTAGAACCTAGAGTGGTATATTCTTGCCTTGACATTAACATCACTGGTGTATCAGTATACGGAGTATCTTGAATGTCGCGGTAAAACCCTTGAATAACTTTTAAAGGTTTATCTGTAATAGCAACAGTAGGATCTAAAGAGTCATACATTAAATCAGATGCAGCACCTCCTAGGGTATAACTAGTCTGCCCAGATGTAAGAGGAATAATAAGTTCGGATACCTTCCAAAGCCTTAAACCATCTATATTAAATTGTTTAATAAGCAAGTTTAAAGACATAGCAGCATTAGCTATAGAGTTAGCATCAGGTGTATCACCAATCTCAAGTACTCCCAACTTTCTTAAAGCCAAAGAAATAATTTGATCCCGAGTAATGCTGTAGTTAGAAGACATGTTAATATCCTTTGGTTGTTGTTACTAATAACAACAATTTTAATTTTGTGCAAATGACTTCATGTGCCACCAGCCGTGTCTCGGTGGAGTCGGTCATGCTGATGCTGTTTGCAGTGGCGCAAGGTTTTCCGTTGTCCAGAAATCTTTTGCCAGCATGATCTTCAAATGCTCTTTGTTGCGTGACAAGCAATCTGCCCACTCAGCATCTTCCATTCCTTCAGGCTTGCCAGCATTGATGAGGTTAACGCTGTCCATTGCAGCACTGTAGTGCTTGGCAATTTGTTCTGCGGTGATTTC